GTGGATACGTAGGGTCATACTTACATCAACACAACACACACACAGTCACACAAAGTGTTGCGTGGTGTTAGCGGGTACCGTTGGGTGAACCATCAGGTACAAAACCTTGACCCAGGCTTACGGCACCCTGCGAGCAGGCTGTACACCCTGGCGTGTGTAGCAGTAATACTGGCCTGACCCTATTTTTGATTTTTCTCAGTGTTGACAAACACGGGCACATCAATAGTCCGCAAAGTCATCATAGTGCGCTTGCGTCACTATGGTAGTGCAAGACGTTACAGTTGTTGCACCAGTCAACCGAGGACAAAAGGCATCTCCGTCCTCCAATCGAGCAGCGACAACATAGTAACCAGTGGTGGCAGCAGCATCAACAAATGAAAAGATCGAATTCCACGTCCCATCAGACGCGGTATTGGTAAACGGGGCTGTCAGTCCCGTACCGGCAACACGCAAAACAACGAGATATTCTCCAGGAACTTGGATATAGTTCGTGGTTCCATCCCATTCTGTTTGCATGCTGCCAGTGGCGTCAGAACAGTCTCCTATCAAATTTGTGGCTGACAGTCCAGATGTGTTAGTGTCCACCATATCCAACAAGGATTCAGTAGCACCAACCGGAGTAGCCAGCTCAATAGTATACTCAACGGACAACCTACCGATCAAGCTGCCATCAGTAGCGCAATCGGTAACGCAAAGATGGAGATTCCCCCCATCATACGTCTTGATGTCCGTTCCGGAGACGTCTGCACGTCGAGTGTTGAGCATTTTCATCTGCGCATGGACCCGATTGGGGTCAATGTTACACTGCATAGCGGTCCAAGCCTGCCCATGGACAGCACCTAATTTTGATGTGGCATCCTCAAATGTCTCAGGTGCACCGTCAACAGCATCATATGATGGCGACAAGATTACAGACCCAACTGTTGTTGACGCGCAGTTGGGTTCGTAGTCAAACGACATACGAAGAATCTTATATCGCTCATACAATGTGGACAGATGGGCACCCCAAGGCATTGTGATGGAGTCACCAGGTTGGAGTGGGAAAGTCCATGTGTTGAAGGCGATTGAGCTGGTGACAGTATAGATAAACTCGCGATGTGTCACCTGCAACGGTTTAGTAGATCGATTTCCCACTCGGGGTGCTGTCGTTCGGGAGATCGTGGCCACAGCAGTGGGCGCAGTTACACGTACGGATCGGCGTGATTGTCTTGCACTCTGGCGAGTCGACCGTCGAACTTGGCGAGCCTGTTGACGGGATGTACGATTTGCTTGTCTTCGCTCGCGATTGGCAATCGACGACTGGACCATCGATTTGATCATCCCGGCTAATGGTTTCACCAAGGTAGTAGGATTTGCGGAAGCATCGTTTACTTTGCTTGCCACTAATCCCGCGACGGTACTCTCCAAAAGACTTGCGGCCATATCGTCCACGTCCACGATAATTTAGCATGACGCGACGTACCCCACACTTTCTCAGACCCACTGGCCCGTGAAAGCCCACAGTGGGTCGAGCTACCGTTTCCTAGGTCTTCTTCCGATACTGCTGGGTGGGAACCATTTTCCCAGCAGTAGACTTTGGCTTGCGGCCAAGTGACCTGCTCCGCGACTTTGCGGGTCGCTCCCGGGTCGATGCTCCAGGTCTCACAACAAGAGTCTGTCGTTCTTGCTTCGGAGCTCGCTCATTCACGTGCTCAACGCGTGGGACCACTGTCACCACAGCGGTCTCACAGCGTTTCTTCACGCAGCAAGGAACGTTGTCGATTGATGGTTTCGCGAGCCACGCTGCAAACAGTTCCCAGTCGAACTCAGGGACCAGTGTTTGTACCAAGGCACCGGCCCATGGTCCGACCTCATTCGGATATTGGCTCTCAATCGAAGTCAGGCTCATCCATGCTCTAAGTCGAAAAGGGTCTGCAAGCGGGTCAAAATCGACAGTAGAGTAGATGGTGAGAAACGTGGTAGCAATGGCACCCATAATAGGTGTATAACGATCCGTCAAATAGAAGGATCGGGATTTCTCCACAACTTTCTCTATGGGTGACACATGTCCAGGTAGGGGTACAGAAGTGTGAAACTTAACTAGTTGGCGACGAACATCACAGATGGAGTTACGATCGCCGTACCAAACCTCCGGACCATAGTATCTCGCCAGAAACTTCACACACTCCCGGTTGACTTTCGACTTAGGTGCCAACTCGACCTCTTGTCCACACCAGGTAGATGCCTGCTTTATGTGGGCTGGGTCGACGTCGGCAACCAAGCCATCATCTCCGTTGTAGAGGCCTAGTCGTAGATAACAATCGGTGGCTGATTCATTCGGATATGCCTGACGTAGTGCAACAAATGAAATGAAGGCATTATCCAAGGAATTGAACACTGAGGTCTCTGCGCTGCCAGTGGCACGACTAGTGCCAACGCAGTAGGTCACATAGTGCGGTGTAATGCCAGTATGATTAAACTGGCGACCATGCAGTGCAAGAACTATGGGGGCATAATTGCCAAAACACCGACCTATGACCATCCGCTCAAGACAGCGAAAAACCTCACTCAAATGACCATCCCACCGATGGAAATCTGTCTCAACAACCATGGCATGTGCGGTCGAGCAAATGTGGGCAACTCGCTCGGCAATCTCTGAAGGTTTCATCCCTGGACAAAACCAGAAGAATCCCTTCAACGCCAAAGAGAGAGAGTACATGCACTGGGAGTATGCGAGTTTATCTGGGCCATCGATAGTCGTAATGTTACGGGGATCCTTGAACCCCTCGTACATCTCGGCCTTCTTGAAGGTATGGGACACATCGGGCACATGGTACACACCACATGTCATAGCATCGTCCAAAATGTGCCGTTGTGATGGGCGAGCTTGATTCTCCCACACATGGTCTGGATCGTGCGGCACAAGACCTGTAGGGAGGAAGGTAATAAATTCCCTCATGCGGTAAAACAACAACTGAGAGGGTTTCGTTGCCTGACTGTTGCGGAACTTCACAACACGCCCAACAACAGAAGCTTTGTCAGCTTCTACAGTTTTGACGTGTGACATGCCCCCATCATAGAAACAGGGCATGAAGGCGACCATTATCGGTTTCGCATCATAGCGATAATCGCCATAGTGAATATATGCTACAGATTGGTCAACTTCATAAACTGTAGCATACTTGTTCTCAGCACAGTCGGTCAGATAACCCAATAGAATCTCCACATGGGCATGCGTTGAGTCATCACGGATTCGCGACCGAATGTCATACTCTGTGAGGCGTTTACCATGATACCAACAAGCCAACAAAATGGCCTCATCCTCAACAATGGGGATGGTTATGGCATCATAGTGGCCAACACGTGCTGTAGACATTGTTGTTCCATCCACCCCTACGGTCATGATGCGCGCATAACCCTTCACAACAGGGTTAAACTGTCGCAACAAAGACCGCGAGAGCAGATGGTAAAGGGTCCAAGGAAAAAATCCCAAAGCCTCATACATGGGTGCTAACAAAATCAAGGCATGGTGATGTGACATTTGGCGGCGCTCAACAACAAATGTGACAGTGCGCAGCCGCCAAGGGTGGAACAACTTATGGAATGACAACTTGGATTGGACAGTCACCATGTCCAACCCAAAGTCCCATAAATGATGGACATAAGTAGCTCCACCGGCCACACGAGCCTTAAAATTGCCAGCCTCGTCCCAAGTCCACATATAGCCATTATCACCTGGGCTAGCGGCGACAGTGGGCACAATGGTATAAAGCAATAAAGGTAAAGCAAGACGCATGTACCTGCGAATGTCGACATAAAAATCAACATCAACGAAACCCAACAGAGAGTTTGGAGCCGGATCAAATCTTCGAGGCAAAGCTCCCAAGTCCTTATCCCAATAATACTCGCGGCATCCCTCTCTAGAATGAGCTTGGTCACAAGCGCCTTCTTGCACCATAACCAATGGTCTGCCCACCGTAATAGCAAAGTTATCCATGAACGATGCCACAGCAGCGCGTTCACCGGCAGGGACAGGATGAGAATGGTTTGTCGGAAACGACCAAGAGGGGACTGGAAAACTCCGAAATTCCCTACGGAGAAAACCCGATGGAGAAACAAGAGGCCGACGACAATAATCGAGCACCAGAGATACGTAATAGCGGAACGACTGAAGAATTCGGAAACGGGCATAGTAGATGGCAATAGCGACGCAAATCGGAATTACCACAAACCGTACGAAGTGCATCCACCGCAAAGTGTATCACTTCACTCTTTC